TTTCGCGGATGGGGGTACTTAGAACCATGTCCTCAGAAGTAGTGCCGATTTGTGGAACAAAGTCTCGGCTTATCTCGGTGACAGTGCCTGACAGTTTGGCTGAATCCAAAATGGTAAGTTGTTCTGTAGAAAATCCTTCTAAGATTTCTGAAGTAAGTTCAGCATAAGGATTTGATCTAGATAAGATGATATCTGTATCTGGTAAGGCCCAGAAAGTTCTCGGTGGGTTTAGATAAATAAACATAGTAGCTCCTCAGCTAGTTAACAGTACTCTTAAGTATATTAAATAACTGAGAATTTATCTACTAAATTATCTTTGGATTACACTACGGTCAGAGCGGTGAAGGGAGTACTAGCTAAATGGCGCTTTACATTCTGGACTGCCAGTTCGCATTGGCCCTTAGCTGCGTTCTTGGCACCATGGACTCTTGGCAGGTCTAGAGAAGCAGTGATGACCTGGTCGGCAACGTCAATATTTGTGATGGTTGCTTCTATGACAAATCTAGAATTTCCTGGGGTCGGGCCAGGACCATTGTGGTTCTTGGCTGGTTGAACATAAACAAAAACTTTTATGTCTGTATCTTCTTCCCCGAAGTTGGTTCCTGTTATGGTTAACACTGTGGTCCCTGATAATGAAATTTCACTGTCAGGGGTTTGGTCGGTTTCTACATCTGACACAGTTGGGGCATTCGACAAAGACCAAACTGTTGAACTGACCTTTAGGTTCGCAGCATCATATGTAGTGGTTCTTGTTAGAACCACGTCGCTATCTTCGTCTGCTGAATCCCAAAGAAATGTTGCAGTTTCTGTTTCAGTTCTAACTACGACTTCGTTGCTAAAGACCCACGCTGGCTCAAGCATAAGTTCATGCATCCGACCATACATTTGGATAAACTGTACAAATTCCATTAAGAATTCTCCTCTTCAACTTCCAAAAAAAAATGGAGGCAGCGGTCAGCCACCTCCATTGATGGAGCCACATCTTAAGTGGCCATTAAGGCTAATGATGATTATCTAGTTTATGGCCAAGCTATTACTGTGATAACGTCCCCAGCAATTGCGTTTGGAGTTGCCGCTCCGCCACTAGTATATAGGACATCGCCTTCATCAATTTCGAAAGTATCAGCCGAAAGCGCTTCTGCGCCAGCAGGAGTTCTGATAAATCCTGTAGCACTTAGAACCTGGACCATGAATCTAGTTACAACAAATGGGAATGAGAATCTTGCACCGCTAGCGATCATCGGGGCTGTTACAGCCTTTGACTGGGCAGCACAGGGCTGAGCACTTGCGGCTTTCCCGCCAAGGGTATTTAGATTAACATTGCCAACGTCCCAGATCGACGCAGGCGGAGTAAGGGCTTCTGCCAAAACAATATTTGGGTTGGCGCCTACGGCTTGGCCGCCAACTACGGTTGCACTTCTAACTCTGATCCCAGTAGCAACTTCATCTGCTACTACGGATTCTGTACCATTAGCTAGTGCAGGAGTAATGCCATCCTGCAAGAAAATGGTTGGATGTTCGTTGTCAACGTCATCTGCGTTAATAGCAGCAATAAGATTATCAAGTTCGGTTGCGGCTACTCCTGTGGTTGCCACTGCGATATTGGTGTCTAGGGCCACCACACCTGCTGGAGCTACGAATTCGTAGACATCAGCGCCAATGGTTACTGTATTTTCAGCATTGACTGCATCACCAAAAATTAGAACCGCTGTTGCTACTGCTCCTGGTTCAATTTCTGCCAGTGTAGCCGTATTGGTCGCTACATCGGCGTGGTCCGAACCATCACCGGCTACGTGAACCGAATTGGTTGCTACGTCGGCATGGTCTGAGCCGTCACCAGTTGTGTGAATCGTGTTAACTGCGATATTGGCTAATACAACGTCCTCGTTCGGGACTGAGATTGTTCGGTTACCAGTTAGAGAAGCAGCACACTGGAAGGTCGCCGTATTTACCCCGTTGTTAGTTGCTTCTTTAAGGATAACTTTGCCACCAACGGCAGCAGTTTCTGCTACAAGGGCATCAACTACAAGCTCTGCTGTATCAACAGCAGCCTGGGCGGCATCAGCGGCATCAGCAATCCCCTTAGGAGAGAGATCTCTTTGTGACATATTGTTCTCCTTAAAATTAGGGTGAGGGGTCGAGGCCCCTCACCCACTTAGGGTTATACTACTGCGACTGCGCGGTTGATTGTGCCTATGCTGCCATTGACGCCAATGGTTGCGTGAGCAGGTAGAACGATCTTGTTAGATGTAACAACAACGTTCTTTGCGCATACGATGCCAAGACCACGATCACGATCACGGAAGGTGTAAGCCTCCTTGAGCTTGATCTTGAGAACATCGGTTTCTGGGTCTTTCCATTCGCTGGTCTGGACAGGGTAATCTTCAATGTAGAAACCAAGCTGAGCAAGGTCACACATGATGACTGTGGTTCTGTTGTTGACTGTATCGAAAGGAACGAATGGGCTTACGATTACTCTGAAGTTGATGCCTAGGTAAGATGGAAGCGTCGGAGCCACGTCGAGCTGTGGGCTCCACCCACCAACTGCTGTGACATCTGCTGGATCTGCGGCATGAGCTGAGTGGACTCTCTGTGCAGCGCCAGTTACACCTTCACCGCCACGGTAGGAAGCAAAGTCGTTACGGGCTGGGCTACCGGACCAAGGCTGATTGAAATATGGTTGCCCATTCATCTGAGCAAACATCCGCATCTGAGCATCACCAAGGAACATTAAGTAGGTGAGTGGATGTACGATAAGAGCATTGGGGATAAATCCGTTGTGCTGTACCTGCATGTACATCTCGATGATATCATCTACAGTTAGTGAACCGTTAAGAGCCCCATCAAGGTCGCGACCAGTGGTGCAACCAAAAATTGAGTCTGCTGGGGTGGCGTTGTCATGAGTAACGCTTGCAGCGTTATAAATCATGTTGAAGCCTTCTTCCTCTTTGAACCGAGCAAGAGCCTTAGCAGCCTGGCTGGTGTACATGGTGATCACGTCGAACTGGGAGTATCGTAAGATCTCTTCTGAGAACTTGAGAGCGAGACCTGTCCTCCCGATCCGACCGATTTCTGCCCCTGGGCCGTAATCAATCCGGAACTCTGGGAAGGTTTCTAACTCACCAACCCTGAAGTCACCATCAATTGCACCCATTACAGGAAGGTCAATGAATGTGCCTGGGCTGTAAGGGAGTTTAGTTAGCAAAGAGGTCACAATTAAGTAAGGCTCAATGGCTTCCTGCATTGCGTTGTTGATAACTTTGGGGATGAAGAGAGGTGACTCCCACATAGTGAGAACGTCCTTCATTGAGAGGACTGACCCATCAGGGCGTTTGCCGTTGTGGTGCCAAGCATACTCAAAGTCCTTGAAGCCACGGCCATCTTTCTTAGACTCTTCGTCTACTTCCCGAAAGACATCCTTAAATTCGTGGTACTTGAGACCTTTTAAATCTTTAGTCTTCATTGTACTTCTTTCTCCTTAGCGCATGAATAGTGAAACTGTGATGTCGCCTAGTGCCACGCCACTTCCACCAGCAGTATACATGTAACCTGGGTAACCAGCAGTTGCTGAACCAGCAGTTGCGTCAATCGCATTAAAGCCTGGTACAGAAGAATCCCAACGGGTCTGGACCTTATCAAGATATGAACTTGGGAAGCGAGTATTCTTACGAATTACCTGGCCTACAGTCCGCTTGTGGAACTTCTCGATTGCAGCATTGATACGAGCTGTGATGGTTGCATCTGCATCTGAATCGTAATCAGAGGTAGTAAGTGCGGCAACGTGAGGCACGATGTCTGAGTTGCAGTTAAAGGTAACTCTATCGCCAAGAGCGAAAGAGGCCATTGAGGCTGCAATTGCTACTGCCTGACCTTCTACTAGGATCGCAGCTCTGTTGGCGACTACTGGGTAAACTAAACAGTAGTTGGTACGGACAGTAACGTTCCCCTGAAGTTCCCAACCTAGATGACGTAGCTGAGAAGCATCGTAAGGTAGACGGGCTTCTTTATTGGAAGTTACGTCAGCATGTAGTGGGTTGCCTGAACGGCTCATTGCGTCTGAAGCAGTGCGAAGGTAACTGTAAGGTGCAACGCCTAGGTGATCGCCAACGGTGACTGCCTGGGTGAACACACTGCCGATGCCAACTACGACTGCCGTTGAGGAAGCCGCTACAGCTTCATTGTAACTAATCAAGAAAGCAGCATCGTCCTTAAGCATTGAATAAGCGACTGGCTCACCAAGAGCAGCAGCTACGCCACGAGAGTTGATAACGCCATTGGCAACGTCAGTTGCATCGTAGCGTACAAGTGTGGTGAGGTTTGCGTCGGTACAATCTAGAGTGCCGCCACCTACTGCGACTGCCTCAAGGGCAGCCTTAAGAACCTCGATATCAAGTGCAAGACCGGCAGGAACTAAAAAGCCCATACTGTCAAGCGCAACTACTTTTCCGGAAAGAACGACATAGAATTCATCATGCCGTTCATTTTCTAGCTGCAATGGTAGGTAAGGAGCCGGCCAAGTGAGTAAACGTGGGTATTCTGTTGGACAGAATTCAACATTTGGGACCGGAACTCCAAGATCCTTTGCATATCTCTTTGCAGGTAGGTTGTTGGCCATTTCCTAAACTCCTATTGATTAAGGGACAAGGTTAACTGGAATCAGTCCCTGACGCTTTTGTTCATTCAAATAATTCTCAGCATGGGCGGCACCACGAGGACCACTATAGAATTTTTCCCAATATGTCGAAAGGACATCGTGATACTGTTCATTGAGTTTTTTCTGATCAGCAGAGCTTGCTGAGTCAGCGAAATCGCCAACCGTTACCTGCTCACCTGATGCTTCTCTTGCTAACCCATCCTCTTCAAAATCGGAAAGATCAGCGAGACTGTCTTTTAGAGATTCTAAAGTCTTAGATTTGTATTTCTTTAGGGTCTCTTCTTTATCTTTAATCCTCATACCACGAGCAATCTGATTGTCTAGTAGCTGAGAAGCTAGTAAATCTTTATAGGACTTAACGAGTTCAGTCTGGGAATCAGCATAGCGCCGAACTTCAGTTTCGAGACTCTGGATACGTTGCTGCCAAATGGCCTTAGAGGTCTTTAGATCGTCTACTTCAGCGTTTAGTTTGACAAGAGCATCGGTTGTGATCTTTGCAAGACCTAATTCGGTAAGTTGAGTATCAAGGTCTTTTGGTTCTGCTGAAGCAAAAGTCTCTGCATCCTGTTCGGTAGCAGCAACAACGGGTTCTTCTGCCGCGGCTGCATCTGTTTCTGGAGAAACCTCAAAAGCTGACATCTTGGATTCAAGGATTTCTAGAAGAGCAGACTTGCTTTCTGAATCCTTGACTTCACCTAAAAGGGCTTTGATCGCATTAGCATGACAAAGGTCCTTTACTGGGAAGGTTCGGTTAGGACCAATAAAGGCAGAATCTTCTAGATCTTTTAGAAGATCACCAGTTAACTGAGCTGCGTCCTGGCCTAGATGCTTGATGATCTCGGCGTAGTTGCTCTCAGTATCCTTTGTTAATTCTGAAAGTTCAAACATGGTGCTTCCTTGCGGGCCTACAGCTCCGCCTTGTTCATTATCTCCAATTACTTTACTCTTACTTGTTTGTGTGGGATTTATAACTTGCAGATAATCAGAGAAATTTTCTGGTAATTTCGATACGGCAGAGCCCTTTGCGTTAAAGCAGGCCTTTCCTGTATCTAAAATAACGTCTGAGATTATTTCATGTGGTATAGAGTAATTCGTTTTTGAAACTGCATCTGAGAAAGATAAATCTTCTCCAGTTTCTAAAACAAAGGCCGGGGCTGCTGGCACATTCACAAATGAAGCTTCTTTGTACATAAAGCCATAAGGAATAGCAACAGCTACTCGGCCATCAACCATCTGACCACGAGAATGGTCACAATCGTCAGTACGCCAATCAGTTAGTTCACCTTCCAAAACACAAGTAGAGCAATAAGCTCCCTTGGGTTTGAAATCAGTTGAAACAGTTGAGTATCTACCATCAAGTATTTTCTCAATTGCTTCTGCATCAGTAATATCCCAAATGCCTAAGAGGTGACCAGCACCCATATAGGAAGGATTTTCGGATGCATCTAAGAAAGCAGCTACGGTATCTAGTCTGCGTCTTAAATTCGAGTTTTTATCTTTGAAAACAGAAGCTACAGAAATAAGCCTGTCACTAAAACCCATTGCTTCGTTGAAGGTATCAATATATCGAATATCGATCACTCGGCCAATGGCGTCTTTCTCTGTTTCATGATGTCTAAGTACTGGCTTATTAAAAGGTTTTAAGAATGTGTTGGCGCCGGTATACATCTGATCAGGGAGATAGATGGAATGGTTGAGGGTTTCACGACCTGCAAAGGTCATCTTGACTTTTGCTCTTAGCCGAGGTTTGCCATCCTTTGCAGAGTCTTTGAAAGAAATCTTTGAACCCGAAGAGTCAACAAAACTTATAGGTTTCGCAATTGTTGTTGCAAAATCATTAAACTCCATTGGTCTCTTCCAAGCTGATGTTTCAGACATTGGCGTC